GTTATCGCAAATCCTAAAAACGACACCGCAAATAGCACTCCGAATATCAAAGCTATCATTTCGAATCCTCCTCTAAAATCTGTTTCTTGACGTCTTCAGTAAGTTCTTTAGCCATGAGATCATGAACAATTTTTCCAACACTAAAATTCATAGGATCATCTTCGGCAAGTCGGGACTGAATGTAGTCCTTGGCCGAGTCTATATTGGGGCACTTTGATCTAGTGATAGCTTCAGCAGTTTCCTCATCAATATCGTATGGTTCAAAATACTTTTTAAATTCGGACAGTTCCCCCTCCAAATCATTAATTCGATCTTCGATTACCCCAATATAATCTCTTATTTTTTCACCATCTTTATCGGTTAAATATTCCATCGCCGTAGATCCGATCATCCATGATAAATCATACAGTTTATCAAGAGCTTCTTTCACAGATACTTTGTCGTCATTCATTATCTGAATCCTCCTTTCCAATAATCAGCTCACTATACGGCAAGCTCTCAATCCATTTGCAAAACTCTCTCCACTCATCCAGCTTATGCCCCTTTCGCTGTCTGTAAATATTCGCCAGCACTTCATAATTCAGCATAACATTACGAGTCTGGTTATAGCTACTCGGAAGAAGCTGAATCATATTCCACCAGTACTTTTTATCTTTTGTTTCGAGAAATTTTTTACGATTAAAATTGAGTGTTTTAATAATAATACTTAAAATATCAACTGATGAATAGCCATGATCCGAATTATCATCCAACAAAATTAAATCATTATCTTCGAGTGTCCATCCTTTTAATTTCTGACCTGGAATAAATTCAGTTAAATGTTCCGTCGAGAAATCCTCCAACGTAAATTCTTTCTCAGCAATCTTATGCATCGTACTGCAAGAGTTTGCAACGGTACCCACTTTGTATGTATCAAATTCTTTCCACCAATACAACGGCGCTGTAATTTTCACATACACCGGCATCATTCGCATATACTTTCGATGCTCTGTACCGGCATCTGATAACCGCTGCATTAGAGAGTGGTCACTTTCACCTAAAACGTACTTTTGACCATTGCCGCACCATTCCGGACTAAATTTACATGCTTTCCAACATAATTTATCTTCGCATCCATATCCGCTATCTTTCTTATCCCAACTATTCATCGGATTTCGCATACCTTCAATAATAAACTCCATCTGCTCTGGACTTGCCAGAACTATGTTTGCTAATTTAATCATTTCTCTCCTTTGTCCTTTCCTACTATTTTGATTTTATATCCAAGTTCTTTTTCGATCTCAGCGATAGTCATTTCTTTAACCGGAGCGAAAGCTTTATTAAATTCGTTGATATCACACACTATGTATTCTAATTCGTGTATTCCGATATATCTAACCAAAGCACCAACAATTTCATCGATATTGTCCACATCAACTGTTTTATCAAGCAATGCCTGATCTATGTAGTTATATTCGCCGTAACAAATATGGGGATTTTTATGTTTTAAATTGCTACATAATTCGGGTTCAGGAACCCAATTTGTATCAACAACTCTTATCTCCAGTGTTTTGCTCATCGTTTTTCTTCCTCCCTACTACATTTTCTAATTTAATCATTTCTTTCTTGCATTTTCTCACAAGGTTATCCGGCACATTTTCTTCGCCTACCATACACCAGTCAAATTCTCCATAATAGTACGGACAATCTTTACATTTTTCATCAATAAACATCTTTTTTTTCTTCATTTCTTATCCCTCCACGTAAAAATAAATCTCAATAGCCGAGTTTAATACTTCGACATTATTGCTATCCCATAAAGCCTTACCATTCGTGATATTGGTTACATCACCGCCGCTTTTCGTAGTAAATCGTATATAATATCTAACATGTACAGATGGAACAATTGGTGTCTTACTTCCGTCCGGATTGGTGAAAATGCGAAGATTAGACGTAACAATCTTTCCGTCTTTTTCTTTACATTTCATATTACAATTAACCCCAGCGGACATGTCTCCAAATATCCCATTCTGTACTTTAAGCTGCTTCTCAATTCCCTCCAAAGCTCTGAGAATTTTCTGATCGTGTAAATCTCTGGTTGCCATAAATAGTCTCCTCCTTAATATTGATTATTTCTTTTTAGGTTTGAAATAGATCGGTTTCTCTGAATGCTCGTTCATAGGAACACTTAAACATTCGTTACATGGGTCTTTCTCCTCATATGTATCTGCATCCTCACACAGAGGACAATACTTTGTGAAATTAACTTCCTTATATATGTACTCCATTCTATACACCTCCATTATTTTATGACGGACACAAAAACGATACCTACGAATACAGTTACTTCTAAGACAAACAAAAACATAAGTATGCAAGTCATAATTTTCATAAATTTACCCATTCTATACACCTACCCCCGATATAAGATACGCACCTGTGACGATTAATCCTACGAATACTGTAAGTCCCAGAAAAATTCCAAGTCTCTCCCTTCATGATAGATCATAACCAAGCAAAAATATGGCTCCTCCGGCTATAGCAACATATATTAAAAAATATCCCAGACATTCTTTCATGATGCTACCCCTCTATTTTTCACAGTCAACTGAGAATATAATTTCAAAGCTTCTTCTCCCTGAAATGCGTTAACAATTTCGACTTGTTGTCCAACGGTCTTCCTTCCGACAATTAATACTGTATTGTCTTTACCGTTCGTTGTGTCAATACTGATAATCAGGCTATCTACCATTTCAATCCTCCTTCAAAATAACTCGTCCTTCTTTAAGACTTTCTTGTACATCAATCACTCTTTGATTTGTACTGCCGGCCCAGTGATATTTGACGTCAGCGAGTTCCTGTTTAAATTCTCCATCAACCAAGACATCGACCCATCGCATTCCTGGCAGATCTTTAACCTCTTCCCACAAATATCCGGTATAAATCCAGACCGTCTTTCCCGGAATATATTGCTTGATATATTTAGCTAAATGAAAAATAGTGACACGATTTTCTGGAAGTAATGGATCTCCCCCAGAAAACGTTACACCGCTAATATGTTTTTTATACAGATGGTAAAAAAGCTCCTGCTCCGCAGCATATCCAAAATAGATTCCTCCATTCGGATTCCAAGTTATCGGGTTTTGGCAACCATCACAGTGATGATCACACCCAGCAACCCATAAAACTGTTCGAAGCCCATCGCCGTTCCGCATATCATCTGTGGTTATATTATGATAGTTCACATGCAAACACCTCCAGTCTAAACAAAATTAAAAGACCCAACGTATCTAACGCTGAGTCCTTTAACTCATTTGAAAAATTGTGTCATTACAAATTTCTTATACTTTTGTACGACCTCGTAAGCTGCATAATCTGTAGTCAATCCATTAAGCATTCTATTTGCAAAGTCAGTAAATGACACGTCAAAGTTATTGCCATCACGTCTCGTGACCTTAATAACCAGACTGTCATTCTCGTTAACCTTTACATATATAGCTCCCTGAATCTTTTCTTTAAGTTTCGCCTGTAAGTTCATACTAAATAAATATTCATAATCTGTCACAGTTTTGCCCTCCTTTTCTACTAAAGGAGTTGTGATTTTCGCGTTATTCCTCACGGTCATCCTCCACGGTAAAACCGAAACACCATTTAATCATTCTCTTCTGAAACCAGTTGAAGTGATGATCTACATAAATATTCAAGGCTCTGACTCCGCCAATTCTGATCCACGAACCTTTTTTAATTTTAGGGAGTCCGAAGGGTGTTACTTTTAAATCACTTAATCCCATCCAGCAAATTTCCTTTCATTGAATTTTTTCTTCCTATTTAAAGCTTTAGTTATTGCCATATCAATTCCCGACCTACTCTTTAGATGGTAATAATATAAATCATGATATGGGGTATTTAGCCTATCAATTCGTCCACACGCTTGCTCAGTAACTTTGTAACTGTAATTTTGAGAGAAAAATATAATAGTATCAGTCTTGATACAATTCCATCCTTCACATCCAGCCGTATACTGAACCAAATATATCCATCGCTTGGCATCTGGCACTGGTTGATGAGCATGTCCGGACCATTCAGCAACTTCATATCCTATATATTCGTCATCGCTAAATAAGTGCAGTAACATTTCCCGTTCATAATCAAAATTGTAAAATATAATAGCCCTTGGGACTTTCTCTAATATCTCCATAAGAGCTACCACACGAGATTCATCAGTGTTTACAATTCTTCTCAAAATATAACAAAGCTGAGAAGCCTGCTGAATAGGCTCATCTTTATATGGGTCCCATCTGTTTCTCATAACATCTTTGTATTTTGGAATATCATATGATACATTAACATCAATATGATGCTGAACAGTATGTCTGTGAAAATCCATATCAATAAGAATACTATTTCGTAATCTTATTAATCTGCCAGTATTCAGATATCGGTCTATTTGCGGATATTTAGTAAATCTGGAATATACCACATGCTCTCTGCAGAACTCCGTTTTATTTTTATAGAAGCCGTTCGCCACAAATACTGGAATATAATCAGCCCAACAATCTCCAGGAGTTGCTGATAATATAATCCAGTTGTTGTTTTTAGCGATTTTCTGAAATGCTTTTACCCAAGCTCCCGATCCAGTGACCCGATCTTCGTCAAATATAAAGAATCCTCGTTGAATCTCGCTATACTTCTTTATATTATTCCAAGAATCTATCACTACGATCTGGCCTGGATATAATTCATTTTTATCTGGATGTACGGACATTCTGTAATTAGCCAATTCAAAATCCCATTCGTGAGAATCTCTTTTCATCGCTGTTGTGATAATGTAAAGATTCTGAGGATTCTTCATTGGCACAAATTCCTGATTAACAAAACTGCCGCTATTCTCTTTGAAATAATAATAGAGACCAGTCCTGGATTTACCAGAACCAGTCCCTCCGTTGAGAATACAGCCATTTTTCATTTTATTAACGGCTTCCATTTGATAATCATGTAAGAAGTCTGTCAATGTGATTCCTTTCTATACAGATTTTCATGATATATAGCACTAGGCGAATGTATATTGAACAGCTTCTTAAAAATATCAATAATCTTTCTTTTCATTTCCAGTCGCCTCCAGCATAATTCCGCAGTTAATAGCCTTTACAGCAATAAAAGCACTGCTGAGTTCTTTCGAGATTCGATAAGCAGTATATCCGAAGATTCCCGCTATAATAATTCGTGTTGTATTATTCATAAGCATTCTCCTTCCTCTTAATGAATGTACTCCCAGTCCTCAGCAAGAATATCATTAATGCTTGGTACCCACATAGCGTGACTGCCATTCACCATCTTAATCTGAAGATATGGCTCACATCTAAATAAATCACCTTCGTTAAGCCCCCATGCTTTAGCCGTCTGAATATTGCACGGAATACCATCTGGATAACCTTTCTGATATACCACAAACATTCCTTTTCCGTTCCATCCATGACGGAAAATCTTTTCTCCTGCTTTTACTTTTTCAAGTGCCTGTCCAAAATTCATAATATTCTTTCTCCTTTCACTATTTATTCTTCCGGATGTTCTTCTTCAGCCATTCTTGCGGCAAATCTATCAATTTCCTGAGTAACTTCCATCGCCTGCAGGTAAGCCGTTCTTCCTGTTTTTCCATTAACTTCCCAATCATAAGGTCTGATGTCTAGATCCACTGAACGAATATCAATATCATCCAGCATAGACACTACATCTTCATCCAATCTATTTGTTCGATCACCAGTCACAAGATAAATCTGAGGTCCGCGATCATTGAATTTAACTTTGATTGGAAGATACATGAATGGTTCTTCACCCTCTTCTCTCGGCTCTTTAATCTTCACGTTCCAACCGCGACTGATAAGTTTATCTGCCAGATCCTGAGTCGGAATAATCATAGCGAAGTTACGATCTCCTTCACGATTGAATTTGCTACCCTCTCCTCTGAAGTTTCTGTAAATAATTCTTGTGTCGTTAACCTGTAAAATATCTTTTGGTGCAAATGTAAGTTCCATAATCTTTTAATCTCCTTTAATCTTAAAATATAAAAGCCCAGCATTAGCCAGGCTTTGTTTCAATCTGTTACACATTCGAACTTATGTGTTCTTCTATTATATTTGTAAATTTTTTCTGTTAAATAATCACTACTTGGGGTTACCTCACGAAGAGTGTCCCTCAGAACGAGTTTCAAATCTTTCGGAGCAACTCCTGATCCTGTGCTATGAATCATAACTTCATGGATGCTGGTGAATACCATGTAGAAATCGGAATCCAACAATTCGGATATTTTTTCAGCTACACCAGGTAAGAAAACTGCAATTGCCCCGTTCGTTTTTCTTGTGGTGCTGAGTGTGTTTCCGCTAAACGATTTATCTAAATCGCAGATATCCTCATCATTCATAAAACTCTCACCTGCATAAGATTCATCACATAATACACCTTCCCACTTATAGATTCGTGGCGGCGTTAAATAATAAGTGTTTTTAATAGCTTCATTGAAAATATCATTCTCATTTTTACCCCATTTTTTAACCATAAATTTGAGGATTTTAGTACTGACAATACCGTATTCATTCTCGTCCACTATTGCACAGACTGTAAAAGCAATATCTCCGAAAGTTTTGTACACGACATTCTTTAATATATCAGCATTTCTGCCATAATTAATTAACCGCACAAACAGTCTGTTTTTGGCAGTATCATAATCCATCAGTTCTATGGTTTTATCGTAGTATATGTTATTGTTTTTTGCATGAAGCACATCATTACTGATATAATTGACAATAGCATTAAGTTTAGCTCCATCCTGATATGCTGTGTAAAGTTCGTCTACATGCACACTACAAGCTTCGTAAACGCCATCATGCTCTGCTAATATAATGTTTAATCTGTCTTCATTTCCTTTTACAAATTTGATATTCTCCAATGAAATATTCGTAATGTCGTGAATACCATTTATAAGCTGCTCGATAAATAATTCATAATTCTTATCCATAATGATTCCTCTCTTTCTTGGAAATAAGTTGGAAAGTTGTAAATATAAAACAAAAGAGCCTCAGCTATTTTAGCCAAGGCTCTTAGTTTTCATTGTTTAAAGTCGATATTTGCATATCTAATTATTTTATAAAAATCTTTCAGAGATAACTGCGCTACACCGTATTCGCAATGCTCACACTTGCCGTCACATCCTACACTGGCAGTTGAATTTCCAACCATGTTCGGATGACCACAATACATATCTACGGTGTATTTGACATCTCCTTCTTTATTTTTTAAATAATGTTTCATAAACATACCTCCTTAATTTTCTTCTCATTAAAGGGCCTGTTCCTTACGCGAAAGGTATTTCTTCTTCATATCCATCTGGAATATTCATGAAGTCTGGTAATGGTTTTTCTTTAGCAATATAAGGATCGTCAGATACAAACCATTCGTAATCGCCATATTTAGATATTGCCTCAATAGCATCATTAACCAATGCATCATAAAATGAACGATCAATAATATCATCATTATTTCCGTTAATAATTTCAGCCCCAGCAATCTTTTTCTTTTCTCCTGTTTCTGGATCGATAACTTCTACATCTTCGTCAGCTTTCTTTAAGAACTGCTCTGATTCAAGCCAACGATATCCAGTTGTACCAGTCGCTGCGTAGAATTTACCATTCTGCTCTCTCACAAGTAAACCACCACCGCAACCAGGTTTAATCGGACAGAACTCTCCTACTTTTCCTACGAATTGTCTATTGTGACCATCGTTAATCTGCTCTTGAAGAACTGCCGCTTCTGGTTCAAAAGTAGTGTCTGAGATTTTACCTTTCTTGTAATCGGATTCCAACTTCTCCAGTTTCTTCTCGTATTCGGATACATCAGGAAGTTTTTCATTCATATCCAAATATAAAGCTGATTTCACGGAGAACGTCTCCCTCATATCATTGATGGTTGTTGGTTCTTTACTGAAGCAGGTTTTGAATACATATGGAACTGCAAACTGTTTACCAGTAGCTGTCCATGGATCATTTTTATGTTTTCTGTTATCTCCCGGTGCATATCCGTAAAGTGCTTCACAACCCTCTGGATCTTTGTACTTAGCGATGTAAACCGCATTGTTTACCAGACACATTCTGTCATATGTAGCCTCATGCTCGAATGTATAGCCATACTTCTTACCAAAGTCCATAACGAACTTAATGATTTCTGGTGTCGCATCCGGAATCTTGATTGAGTCTGTCTTTATGTGTGCAACAGTGAATCCACGCTTCTGTACCTCATGTTTAAGATCCACCATGAACAGAGCGCCTCGCTTAGCGACAATGTTATCCTTGTTTCTAACATCATGGAATGGATTAGAGAATGTCGCCGAGGTAAGACCATATACAGAGTTGATTGCAGTCTTCAATGCGTTAGCCAAATCTTTAGATGTTAACTCGCCATCCTTAACCCTCTGAATGTAAGGTTTGAGTTTACCATCCAGCATTTTATCAACCTCATCCCAAGCTTCATGTTTAATGCTTACACGTCCTTCGACGATGTCGCGATATGCTTTCGTGTATCTGACACCAAACAAACATTCAGCAATGGTACTATGAGGATGCATTGATGCAATATCAAGAAGAGCGACATTACCATACATACCTGGTTCAGCATATACGTATCCGCCTTCACCGACTTCTTCTCCACGATATGTAGAAATGCCATTCTCATATTTGTATCCCGGAAAATAAGGTAAAAGAGAACCAGCTTCTCCATGCGTCTGAGACATCATTTCCGGACAAGCTTCTTCCAGGAAATCGCGAGTCTCTTCGTCCATTTCGAATACTGGCTCTGCTAAATTACGATAATTAAACTCATTTTGAGGATTCTTATTGTTCCCAAATATAAACTTAGTTGTTAAGGTGTTGGTGGTATCATTTACGGTTAACCCGGCCAGATCAGCGAGAATCTCTCTGGCCAACCAGTCAGACTGAAGATAATTCCATGCTGCTTCAGTGGCAAGAACATCGTTATCACAATACTCTGCTACTTTCTGCCATAACTCTTCAGGTACCGGTTTGTCCCATGGAAGTCCAAGCTCCTGATGATGAATACCCATTTCGATTTCCAGTTTCTTCAGACTCTTTTTATTACCAGCTGAAGCGAAATCGTAAATATCAGTATATGAGATATTATACGCCTCACCGAACAGATATTTTCGACTTTCACCTTTGCTGCTATTTATAATCTTCTGTGATAAATCATAAATCTCTAATGGAGTATATCCCATCATACAGGCATAAAGCATATGATTGTCATATCGGCGACAGTTAAATCCAACCAACTTGAATCTAATAAGTTCCTCAACTTGCTGCGGCGTAGGATTTATCATTCTTACAATCGGTGTTTTCTCACCCTGAACTTTCCAATTGATAAGAAATAAGTTTGGGAATACCTCGCAGTCAAAAAATATCAATGGGGAATCATCACCAGAGCCTACCGGTGGGGCAGCGTCTTCTGATTTGAACGGCATCTTATTAACAGCCTTTATACAATACGGAGCCTGATTTGTACTCTGAGTAGCAAAAGCATAAACTGCATTCTTCATATCAGATACATCATAATGCTGACCACTGTCATAAGCATCATCTAGTAACTTGTTAATAAAATCAATACTACATCTGGTGTTTGGATGAATCTCTTTGTTAAGATTCTTCTTAATCATAGTTCTTAAATGTTGTTCGTTCTTAAATCCTTCAATGTTTATCACTTTTTTTCCTCCTTCTTTCAGGGGAAGACCTGAGCTAATGTGTGCAATGGGTAAGTTGTTGCATAAGGTAAGCTTTCTTCTAAGTGAACTTTTTCCTGAAAATACTTTAATTTCAATGTCTTTGTCATATAATCGATTGAGTTTTGTCGGATTCCCGTCATAAATATAATGAAGATGAATGCCAGCTCCACTCTTGCTCAGCTCAGCATAAGTTGGTGGAAACTTGCTTGCTGCTTCCAGATTCTTTTCGAATGATTTCTTACCAGACTCGTCCTTAATATCGAAGTCAATGACTATATGATTCTCTGGAATCTTGACATAATGAAGTTTCGATGTGTCGATATCGTTGAGTTTGGTTTTGACTTTGTCCCAAGGCTTGATGGGAGTTTCATTTTCGTTTGCGTATTGAGCGAAACACTCAGCACAGGATTCGTCGAAGGCTGACTGTATCCCCTCTCCAAAATCGATGGATTTCTGTATTTGTTGTACATCTTTCTTCTCGCTCCTCATATCTTTCTCGAATTTATCAAGCCTGAACCCGGAATATACATTTCGAACTTTAGCCTCTTCATCGAAGCCTTCCTCAAAATGCCAAAAATAATTTCGTAATTCCTCTTTGAATGCTCTCTGAGAATACGGATAAGGAACCTTAGTCTCATCACAATAAGTTTTATACATTTCCCATGCAGTTTTCAGAGTTGTACCATCGTTCTTTTTGAATACCGAGAAGGAATCAACCACAAAGTTATAGAAATCGTTGGTGGCCCCCATCATCAGAGTTGGAACGTAATCATCATACGCGTCCTTATTTTTCAAATACACCTGATGACAATGATAGGCAATACCCGGTAACTCAAAAGGAATCTTATTGATACAATCGTTGTAGTCTTTCTGATCGAGTTTTTTCCCAGAGGGCATCACATCGATGAGTCGTCTTAACAAACCAGATTTACTATCAGTGATTTTTACAGGTTTATTCGTACCCATGAATAGAAAAGCATTGAATTTGTTCGCATATGTGGACTTAAATTTTTCGTTCACCGTCATAAGTTCATGAGAAACCAAACTGTTTAACCGAGTATTATCTTCAATCCTTGATAAGTCGCCATCGTGCTGAATGGCAACCATTGGATTGGATTTAAACGCCTCCAACGCAAAAGAGTTACTACTGGAACCCAATGCTTTCGCATCAAATACCGAATAGTAACCCTCAAATAATCGCTGTATAATATTTAAGATAGTAGATTTACCAGTTCCTGCAGAACCATACAAAACCAAGAATTTCTGGATATATTTTGAATCACCCTCGATGATAGAGCCGATCGCCCATTCAATCTTATGTCTTTCTTCTGGAGTATACAGAGTTGAAATGAGTTTATCATAACCGGATATATCACATTCTCGCAAAGGATAACTGAGTTTTTTACTGGCATAATCAGTCTTTGTGGTCTCAGTATCACCAAATATAATTTTCTCATCGAGTGGGTGAAAGTTATCTCGCATTCGTTTCTGACAGTATTTATGCCACGAATCAATGGAACCTGAATCAGAATCCCACATATACTTAGTGACAAGACTGTCTGTTGCCGTTTTGCGACGTTCTTCAGTGAATTTGTATAATTCCTGATCCACCATATCAATAACGTCTTGTTCCTCTGTTGACCAAAGTCCTAAATCTTCTCGCCATACAGCATAAAAATCGCCACCTCGTATCATGAGATCCGACGATTTCTTTAATATAAATTTGGGAAATATTTCGGTTACGCCCTGCTTTACACTACGCGTCGAAATCTTCATGAAATCCATATTTTTTGTTCCTTTCTATGATATGCTGTCTAAATACCAACACAATTGGGTCCAGATATCATGTTTTCGTAAATCTTTACAGCAACCTCTTATCGTGAATAACCCACCTTCACCGTCTGGTTTATAGTCTCGTTTTGAAAATTTATCCATTATTTCATGGAATTTATCTCTGTCAAAAAAATAATCATTCATATAATTTAAGCCTAAGCTTTTGGTCATATTCCAAAACCACTGCTTAGTACGGTTTCCATATCTCGGATCGTCCATGATAGTTTCTTCACATCGAATAGCCAAAGCTATCATCATCTCAAGCATACTGCAAGGACTATCCAAATATAAAAGATCAGCCTTCGTAATACCGGGAATATCATTATAAAATCTGTAACGAAGATCTTCTCCGTCTGAAGCTCGACTACTATCGGAATATTTATATACGAAATCAGTGTTATGAAGATGTGCAAGTAATTTACGATATGATACTTTATTCCCAACCTTTACGATATCAGCCAGCCAATTGAAATACTTGTTTTCAACTGCATTTTTATCCATTATAAACGTCTCCATATCTTCTTGTATCTGCCAGAATTTCATAATCTGTTCTCAGTCGGTCATTTCTTACAAATACGGAATCATCCTCATATTCTCCAAAATGAGATAATGAATCCTCTCCAATTAAATCCTCGATCTGATCATCTGTCAGAGGTTCATCATCGATGTCCGTGACTACTCCATCAGCCCAATATGAAAGAGTCTCTGTGTTATAATCACTGTCGCTAAATTCTTCTGGTGTAATAATATACGGCTTATCCATTTCGTCTTCCTCCTCTCTTTTTTCGTTTGTTTTAATATTTGATGAATACTGGGTGTATCCGTTCTCTTCTATTATTTGATTCTGAGTTACTTCCGAATTATCTGGCTCTGTTTCACCATAATCGTATCCCTCTTCTTCATCATAGTCTTCAGGATCATAATAATTTTTCATCAATCTATAGGTGATAGCGGAGCCTAATATAGCCCCGCCCAAAAATATAAATAATCCTTTCATAATGGTTCTCCTTTAATTCATGTAATAATAACAATAATCGAACATATCTCTGTAGGGGTTCCCCGACCCGATTGAATCGAGTCCAGTCATTCACATCATATCAAGGATATCTCCGTCAACATTGAAATCAAGTAAGATTGTTCTCTCGTATCCATTTACAAAAGCTCTGTTCTCAGGTCTATGAATATTGTAGATGCCGAAATCCACCTTATATTCATTGTTTTTATCATAGACCCATCCGACCTGCTGACCAATCTTGGTTCTATAAATTCCGAGCATATCGTAAACCTCGTTTAAGAATAAGAAGCCTTTATCCCTTAATCTATCGTTAGCCGCATCCTGCTGACGACGTAAGAACATGAGATTAAACTCTGGATCTTTAGTCCATCCAATACATCCATCTTCATAAAATTTAGCATAAGGACTATATTCAGCAATATTGTCTGGATCAACCACTTCGACTTCTTTTGTAATGGTTTTGGTTTCACCGTTTTCATCGGCAACCGTCTCTTCAACCTGCTCTTTTCGAATGTTGTATTTGAGTTCTCGATCCAGTTCCTCACCGAATCTATCGACAACTCTTCCACGATATTCCTTGAAACTCTTATCGATAGCTGTATATGCCGCAGCTAAAGCTACATTTCTCTTTCTGAGCATATTATTTGATGTAAGAATAGCACCAATGGATAATCCACCAAGGATAACGGATGGTGCATATAATTTGGCGATTTTAACTGCCGTCTGAGCATATGTAACAGTCAATTCTTTCTTGCTGTCTTCTTCAGTCTGGATACCATTTTCGATATCCGCATGAATATCATCGATTTTCTCTTTTGCTTCCTCAGTGATATCGGAAAGTTTTGTGGTTGCTTTACAAGCCATAACAGCACTGGCAACAGCTCCAACAATACCGGTTACTACCAGAATTTCAGGGCTGTGCTTTTTTAATTTAAAGCCAACTCTGTTTACAGTTCTTCCTAATGATTCAACAATAGCTAATTTTCTCATATCAATAATTCTCCTTTTTAAATTCTTCAATTTCTTTTACAGACATACCGTCAATTCCAGCAGATTCACCAGAATCGGTATGTTTAAAAAACTCTTTTCCCTGCGGAAACATATATCGGAACATGCAGTAATTAGTAGCGTCCGCCAGATATTCAAGATTTCCCGTTTCCTCAAATTTGGCAATACATTTCTTCAGTGATCCGATGGCATCAACATTGCCTGATACAAAGTTTCTCGATGCTTTCCCGTACTTGTAATAGCTCTGTACAACGAGACCTTTCCTGATCTCATCGAATTTCTCGCTATATTCTGTTTTTATTAATGGGTCAAAATTAATTAAATAACTCATAATCCTCCTTAATCAATAGATACTACTCTAGGCATTTTGATGATGTATCCATCTCTTCCATGTATAACCTGCGCATTGGAAATATTCATCCAGCCATATTTATTGTCTGTGTAATTGCATGTGACACCGGATAAATCATACATATCAGCAACTGTGACTACGTTATATGTATCCATAATTTCATCCATGCTCGCTAACACACTCTCCGCTTCGCTCCTTGTATCGTAGACCAAATCTGCAAAATCATAATTGGTTCTTGTGGAACGATTATTTTCTCTTCGTCCTGAACCTGAAGAATAGTCACGATACGAAACACGACTTGAGTTACTACGATTTCCACTTCGCTTGTCTCCATACAGAATCATATCAATTCCATCTTTCACAATGTCGGATAACGCCTTTTTTATCGACGGAACCAGAACATCCATAAAAATATAATTCTTTACGGAATTAGCATCTTCTGAGATAAATACATCCTTGAATTTGCTTACTTCGGATTTCTTTTTCTTTTTGACTGTTCCTTTTACAACTTTCTCTACTTTTTTCGTAGGAACTGTGTTTGCTGCATTAGCTTTTGGCATCGGTCTTTCACTCATCTTAGTTTTCTCCTTTAATATTTATTTTTCCCGGAAGTGTAATTCTTGAATTTGCAATCCGATTATTGGCTTTCTTAAATTGATAAGCCAAATTACTCCTCGCTTTCTTTTCGGAAGGAGCGGTCGTTTCACCCTCCCAAATGTCAGCAAGAAGAGTATTAAATTCCATAACAGGTCCGCTATAGAAATATTTAGGCATACAACCACTCCTTAAAAATAAAAGAGAAGACACCTTGTTACAGATGCCTCTCGGTAATATTACTCTTCAGTTTCTTTAGACTCTTCAGAATCCCCAGAAAGGTCTTCGAGTTCGACATAATCGTTCTCAGCAACCGTTCCATCCTCATCTTCAACGTGTCTGCTTCCAAGCGTATAAGCCGCAACCAATCCTGCTCCAACCGCAACTGCCTTTAAGACTGTTGTGACCTTAACCTCTTTGATTTTGTCTTTTGCTTTGGAAACAGCTTTCTTGAATTTTGATTCTTTAGCCGGTTCCTCAATTTCAACTTCTTCGTTCTCGTCTAAAACCTCGTCAAAGTTTTCTGTGTTTTTAGTTTCTTCCATTTTAGTTTCCTCCTGAAATATAATATTTTTCTCATTAAACACTATGTAAATATCGCGAATTATCCGAGTTTCGAGAAATCATATCTCGGAGCTACATGATAATCCAATGTAATACATGGTCGTCCATCGTCAGATATAGCCGATCCATAACTGATTTCAAGCTGGCCATCATCCAGATTCCATCCCAACTCATCACTTAACGTCGTCGGTGGCAATCCTATTTCATTATAGAAGTCGCCTAACGATGCATACATTTCATATACCATAGTCTCATTGATTGTATTTACCGCAGCTCTGATTGTCTGGATGTCGGATTCGAAATATCTTCCGGAAATGCCATCATAACAGAGCTGTTTACCAGATCCAGTGATAATCACCTGATTGTTTGATACCGGATGCTCGTCTACATGTTTCTGAGCAACTTTATCCTGAATCAGTTTCGCTTTTTCTTCGCCGATAGTTTCAATAACTTCTTTCTTGTAATCAGTCAATGCTGTCTCAGAAAGTTTATAAGCCGTTGCTATTGCTGCATTTCGTCTTGCATGAACTGAATTGGAACCAAGAAGAAAAGCAACAGATGCTGTTCCACTAATTGCTGCCGGAATATAACATTTCCATGTGACTCTCACAATGTCAACCGGTTTCAACTTACATCCAAACACTTTTCCGTCTTCGTTTCCGGTCATTGTTTTAGAAACTTCTCTGTTATGTTTCTTCTGCTCTTTCTCAATCAACCGCATAGCTTTTGGTGTGGCTTTCACTGCTAACACGGTTGAGGTAATAGCACTAGCAATACCAAGTCCAATTAAAATCTCAGGACTATGCTTATCAAAACCTATTTTTACACCTTTAATAAAATTTTTGATAAATGATGTTTTCATAATATTCCCTTTCTTTATATAAAATTAAAAGAGCCCTTGTTAGGACTCCTTTTCATCTTTGCTCGAAATATATTCATCGAGTCTAGCATCAACCTGTTCCTGCATCTGCTTATCCGACGCTAAGCTGACTAAAATACCGCCAACCGCGGTGGCTACCCAGCCCACGATCTTGATAACTGTAGTTGCATTGATTTTGTTTTTCATGATTTTATCCTCCTAAAATATATTTTCTCATTAAAGTAGTTGCGATTTCCGCGAATCAGTAATAATCGTCATAATTGACTCGCGGTTCGAATGGCATTTCCAAAATATAAAAGACAGTACCATCATCCAGTTTTGCTTTCCTGTGATTAAATTCAATCCAGAACTCTCCTTCGTCCGTCGGAGCCCATCCCATTTCTTCACCAAAGTCAGTTTCTTCAAGTCCAAGTAGCGAATATAAATCGTTTAATACATTAGCACCACCTAAAATATAATTACGGTTTACATGGTACTCCGCCGCAAGTACCTGCTCTAAACTTGCTCTGAAGAATCTTTTTGAATATTCCTCGTACCATAAAACCGGCTTTCCGCTACTCTCTTCTTCAAGACTTGATTCGCAAGGCCCATCTAAATAAGACGCATTGATGTATATATGTTTTGCCTTATCCACAGCAATTGCTTCGATGATTCTATTATCAGTTTCTTCACCATACAATTCTTTTACTTTGTTACGGTAATCCCTGTAAGATTGATCAACTATTGCGTATGCACTCGATAGCGATGCCCGAGTACGTTGATTCAATACGTTCGAGCCAAGAATACACACAACAGTCGCTGCTCCAGTGATTATAGTTGGCAAATATACCAGAAGCACTGTTTTCACTTTTTCAATCTTTGTAAGCTCTTCCTCACCTTTATTTAACTTTGCCGTATCTAATGCACGTACGGCTTTTGGTGTTGCATTAGCGGACGTTATGGCAGTTGCTACTACGCCAGCTACGGCTACAAAGGATAAAATTGTTGCTGAGTTACGTTTGATAAATAATCGTGCGTTCATAGTTTTCTCCTTTCGTGTGAAGTTTAAAAGCGAAAAGAAACAGTGTAAGATTTGAACTTACGACCTACATCGTTTCCAATGTTGCTCTACCAACCGAGCTAACTGTTTCTCATTAGAGGAATTGTAATTTACGCGAACAAAAAAGAAAGAGGACAAGATATGTCCCCTCTCCAATTACCATATGTGGTTTACTCAAAATATTTTAATACTAAATATATGAATAATCCCCCAACTACTGCAATTAAAGCTGGCATTTCTCATCCTCCTTTTCTGAGAAATCGTTCTCAAGTCTCTTTTCTTTACTAAGCTCTACGATATAAGGAGCGAGGTAAATCAGTGAAACGATGAAACATAACATCAGATATCCTTTCCAGTGTTTCTTCATCCATTTATTACTTTCTTTACATAACTCCCAGTAATCTTTGAAAAAGCTTTTCATAGTAAAATCCTCCTTAAAATAATTTTCTCATTATAGAAAATGTTAATTACGCGAAAAGCAAGAGTCATTGCTGACCCCGCTTACTAATTACTTTTTCATGAAATGTCTTATGATCAAAGCAATTATCAATGCGCATATTATTACGTCGCCAAACATCACAATGAATCCTGCTCCAACAACAAATCCGAATACAATCGTGACAATTGCTATCACCAATAATAATGTGATTAAAAATGTAAATAATATCATAATACAATTCCTCCTTAAAATAATTTTCTCATTATAGGAGTTGTTTCTTACGCGAATACAAAAGAAAGAGCCCTTGTCAGGACTCAATCTTGATAATTACTTGAAGTATTTCTGTAAATACTCGTATACTTTTTTTGCTTCTTCATTTGATAACGAGGCCAATACCCATCGCTCTTCACATCTAGCTGTTCTGTCTCTACATGCAAATATAAATGGTCTATCTGCCCCTAAAGTATCGTCGTGATTAGCATCAAAGTTTTCGCACATTGTATTCATATGTATCACTCCTTTCTCATTATAGCATCTGTAATTCACGCTAAATATTTCGTCTATCAAAGCATGTTTCCCAGCGTTCTCGTTTCAATGGTTTCATCTTCAAAGCCCACATAATCTGTCGAATAGTTACCGTTGGATATAAATTATCTTCACACTCACCAGCACGATTATCAAAGAATTTTTTAAATCCTTCATTCAAATATAAAGCATCTACTAACCATGGATCTATCTCAGTCCAATAGGTCGATTTGGTTTCCGGTATTCTGCGCTGCTGAATTACGGCCAATCCTTTCTTCCCAATCAAATACAATGTGCATCTGTTGTAGACTGGGTGATTACAAATATAAATTTTTCCATACATACGTGAATAATTCTCCGGTTTCTCAAAATGGTATCTCATAGCTTCTCCCAGGCAAAAGAAAAGAGCCCTTGTTAGGACTCAATCCTTTAAGGTTTAATAACCTTCCGATTTTGCTGTCATCGTCTGTTTGTCTATAAGTAACGGTTTTTCCATTGTGCTCGATGGTAACCTCGTAATTTTCTCCATTAACTATATTATAAATAGTCTCGTCGTATTTAGATTTCATTTCATCGTATTCTTTATCTTTGAGATTTTCAACCTCATCAATATCTCTACGATATTTCGAATCCGCTCCCGCGAGTCTGTTTTCGTAATAGTTAATAGTCGTTACGAATCCACCAATACCTAATACAATAACCATGCTCATAATCATTCCAATAATAGCTTTCTTCATAGTTTTATCCTCCTTGAAATTAAGTATTTGTTTTCATTATAGAGGATGATTTTTACGCGAAAAAAAAGAGCCCATGCGTTATACACGAGCTCTAAAAGAATTAAGTTTATTCTGGCTTCCATGACGGATCAACTTCTTCGATTATTGCATTTCCTCTATCGATATATAATATCTCTCCGTCTTTTAAAACAAGATTTCCGGAATCTTTATAGTCTTCATCGTAGCCTGATAAATCTATGACACAATCACCAGCATCATAATTGCCACCTTTATAATCTTCATATTCAGAAGAATCTTTAAAAATGTAAAACGAAGTATAACCATCGTATTCTTTCACTGGAGTCACTTTGAAAGTCCCAGCTTTAATGTCTGTTCCGACTACATAAGTCCCCTCGCCTATAATATTATCCCCACCTCTATTTGCAATTTCTTCATTTATAGAATCTTTTAAAGCAACCAGATCTTCGGTACTCATAGATGCTAAATCAATATCAGATGCCATAACGGGTGTAGCAACAAGTAAGCACGCTCCGCATAGTATTCCCAAAACATTTTTTCTTTTCATTTTGAATCCTCCTTTTTATCACGTAAAACCAATTATTTCGCCGATTTATCAATATGATTGTGACAGATTAATAATGGTTTAGACAAGTCGACCTCTATCAGCTTCTTGGTAATCCATACGAATATTATTAATACGAGTATCGGTATAATACATGATGTAACAACTAAAACAGCTAAAGATTCCACCAAAGTATTTAAGAAATTTTCAGCAGCATCTAATCCGCCCATCACAGTGCTTGACACGGCATCAGTTACTTTGGAAATTGCACCTTCTATAAAGTTTTTATCGTCATCCGAATCATCATTTGTTGCATCATCGGTTTTAGCCTTCGCATTTTCGGCTTCCGCTAAGGTATTATCCAGAGAAAACTCATAAGTTTCTTTTATTTCGTTTGATAAACCGACACTTATAGGAATAGCGAAAAATATGAGTGCTGCTATCAGAAGTCCGTTTACACTTTTTAACAATATTTTTTTACTATGTTTTAGCAACCCAGCTCCGAATGTTCCTATTATAATCGGAAGAACAATTATGAATATCAACTTTCCGATTAGAGTAAGTGAATATTTTTCAAAAAATAACACTACAGTTATCACCAATAACCAAGTAGTCAATGTCATTAAATGCTCGGCTATCGGTGTTCCAGTATCGCCGGGTATTGCAGTAATAGTGGCTGATATGCCTGTAGTTAAAGCCGATAATTTCAAAACGCCGGATAGTTCCTCATCAATAGAAGCTATCGTGTTTTCGTATCTTTTTGGGGTTCCGGCAGTATTCAATCCGTAATGAATTACCCCTATTATACAGACCAAACACAATATTATGACTATTAGTTGTATCGCATATTTTTTAATGTCTTTCATCTTTTGTGTATATCCTCCTTCTTTCTGAACATTATATCACTACACGTTGAAATATACAATAAAGATAAAAACGAAGACGCCAAGTAATCTCAGCGCCTTCCGGTCCGTATTTTACTTCTTCGGAAGAAGTTTGCTAATGAACTGTCGACCTAAAATTGTTGTAACAGTGCCTTCTTTCTCGAATTTGAAAGATGCTAATGTTCCCCAGATCGTAACAGCAGTAGATACAACAATGCTGCCCACCGTAATTCCATTTTGAATCATCTGATTTCTCTTGTCTTTTTCTAACTGAATATTCTTTACTTCGATATCGGCTTCTCTAGCCTTATCTTTCAAGTCATAATCGTCAGCATTTCGATCAATTGAAATCACACGATCCACCAGTTTACAAGTTGACTCCACTGCGGACTCATACTCCTTCGATCCAAGTTCCAAATCTTTCATATTTTCGAGATTCGCCTCGACCTCTGTTCGTAATAAATCTTCCATGCTCATTTTTATAAATCCTCCTTTGAAATATAATTTACGTGTTTCATTAAAGAATCTGTTATTTTTGCGAATATTCACGATATAAAATAAGACGTTCCTTATGTATAAGGTCCGTCTGCTCTTCAATTGGTATCCTCATATTTACTCGATAAAATCCAGTTTCCTCTTCGTCATACGGCTCAATCGTGAAATATCCATTGCTGGTATGTTTGATAGAATGTAACGAAGACAATACCCATCCAAGGGTGATACCAATGGTAAAAATTAATAGTGTCATCATATTCGACTCCTCCTTTAAAAATAAGATTCTGAAAATCCCTCCCGGGAATTTTTCACATTACAAATATAAAACCAAAAACGGTAATCTGCGTACGGTTTTAAACTAGAATAACCGTCCATTTATGCTAGATTAGAAAAATAAAAAGGAATAGCAAATACCATTCCTAAAAATACCTTTTTAATTAAGTTCTTTATAATAAGTACCTCCTTAAAATGTGTTTTTCTTCTCATTAAAGGGTATGTTTTTTACGCGAAAAAAGAAAAGAGACTGAAGCCTAAGCTCCAATCTCCTCCCTATTCTCTTCCTGATTTTTCTTTAAAACTTTTATCTCTTTTTTCAGGCATTCAATTTCATAGTTCATTTGCATAGCATAACCGAGAGCTTCTCGCATTAAGCCAATCACTTTCATGTCTCTCGGATCTGTAGTTCCGTCCTCATTCTGTGCTGCCTTAGTTGCAACAAGCATAATCTCGTTCATTCTACCTTCAAATTTCGCTCTTTTCATTTTAAATTCCTCCTAGAATAAAGTTTTTATCTCATAATACAAGTTGTAAATCACGCGAATCTCTTGACCTATCTGTCATCGCATTATACAATAAGAAAAAACGGAGGTAAACCACTATGATGTCTGAAGAAGAAATTAGAAAAGAACTTGCTATGGGAAATATAGTATGTCCAGAATGCAGTGATTCCCTTATGAATTTCGAATATGATGAAAACGACAACTGCATATACGTCTGTCCAAAATGTGGATACGATATTGAAGCCGAAAATTACGATTATTTTTTCGAGAGTGAATTATACAATAACGACGAATATGAAGACGAACCCGATGCAGGATGCCAAGCTTGTGGCGGTCCATATCCTCAATGCAAAACATCCTGCGACAGATTCGATGATTAAAATATCAAGAAGAGATTGATTATTACGTCAGTCTCTTTCTTTGTTTAGTATCCAGAAAAAGCGTCTGTATGCTGAATAATACACATCTTTGCAGCATGGTATATCCATTTTGACTTTAATCAGATCGTATGATAATCCCTCTGTAACACCACGAACTATGTATTGCGCCAATTCCGGTTCGGCTTTCTCAGCAGCTCTCCAGATCATATCCATACGCTCTGAATAATACGCTTTCATGATTCCTATTCTCTCAGTCGGATTAGAAATATGCTTAACCTTTCCGAACGTAGATAAATCTGCTGGTCTACCAAGTAAGCCATCAATAGATTCGTAAGTTTTCTTCCATATCGGATACTGAAGACAAAACTGCTTCAATTCATGATAACGATGCCTTTCTATCCAATATGGATTCTTTTCTGATAATTCTGATCTTATCATTGTCGTTCCCCTTTCCAAATATAACCAGTTTCTTCGTAGAGTTTCTTCGGAGATATGTAATAATTTATTCGACCGTATTTACTGTTCATCTGCGATATAGTCGTTATTACATTACCGTTTCGAGTTGCTGTTCCAATTTGTAAATATCCTGTTATCAATCCAGCTCTCACCCATGTCGCATCTTTACCGTAAATCCTAGCTGCTACTGCGACCGGCACTGAACCAGGTGCAAATATAACATCTTCCAACGTTCTCCCTCCTTTCAAAACTAATCATATCGAACTACTACTTATTTGTTAAAACAAAGTCAGTGGATTAAATTTTCGGAGTCAAATTATGACTACGCCATCGCTTCATTGTCATTTCACAAGGATAATCTTCGAATCCTAATGTGTCAGAATCTATCAGACCTTCGATCACACCGTCGATAATTTCCGCGTCGTATTGCTTATATGGATGTACACACTCTGGGAGAAATCTATGTATAGTTTTACACTTCGGACATCTATATCTCTCCACATGAATATAACTTTTAACACCACCTTTTCCTTTAACGATTCGTGTGACCCTATCATAATGCTTCAAAACTGCGCCACATTTTTCACAAATTTTCTTGTCCATTATATCTAGCTCTCCTATAGTTAGTCCTTGTTATGATATAGTAGTATTAACTATATATTCAACTGGGAAACGCTGGATGGAAGAAATTGGCAATTGACATTTAGCCCAATGCGGTATATCATTATCGACACTATAAAGAAAGGAGAAATGCTTATGTTAACAAAATGCCCTGAATGTGAACTTCAAGTAAGCGATAAGGCAAGTATCTGCCCTCACTGTGGCTATCCATTGAATGTCGAAGCCAAAAAGAAAAGGAAAAGTTCGCCAAAACGTATGAAACTTCCAAACGGTTTCGGTTCTATTACCGAATTGAAAGACGGGAATCGCCGTAACAGATTTCGAGCGAGGGTCTGTGTTGGTAAAACTCCAACTGGTAAGCCCATTTTGAAATTATTAAAACCTGTGTCAGCATTTAGTAATTACAATGAAGCGTATAAAGCCCTCGTCGAATATAACAAAAATCCATATGACTTAAATGCCGATATTACAGTGGTTCAGTTATATGAACGATGGAGCGATGAATACTTCAAAAATATTACAGATGCTTCGAAACGAACAATTACTGCGGCATGGGCTTATTGCTCATCCATCTACACGATGAGAGTGAAAGATATAAGAGCCAGACATATTAAAGGTTGTATGGACGAAGGGTATCGAATCGAAACCAGAGGTAAAAAGAAAGGCGAAAAAATATATGCTTCTGCTGAAACTAAATCCCGCATAAAATCACTATTCAATTTACTTCTGGATTATGGTTTAGAATACGAAATTATATCTATGAATTATGCCAGAACTTTTGACATTTCTGACGATATTGTAAAAGAAAAAGAACAAGCTAAAAAACCACATATAATATTCACAGAAGAAGAACTCAATATATTGTGGAATAATGTCGGAAAAGTTGAGTTTGTAGACTGGATATTGATTCAGTGCTATATGGGCTGGAGACCCCAGGAACTGGCTACACTAAAGCTGGATGAAATAAACATAAATGAATGGTATATGATTGCTGGAATGAAAACGGATGCCGGAAAGCAGCGAATAGTACCAATCCACGAAAAAATAAAAGGACTTGTAAAAGACAATTACGACAAAGCAAGTGAACTTGGAACCGGATACCTGTTTAACGATAAGGGTCGGACTCATTCTGGTTCGTATGTTATGACATATGATAAATATAACAAACGCTTTAAGAAAGTTATGAACGAACTCAATCTTAATCCTGAACATAGACCTCACGACCCACGAATGACATTTATAACGAGATGTAAAAAGTCAGAAGTTGATGAATATGCATTGAAAGAAATGGTGGGACATTCAATAAAAGATATAACTGAGTCTACGTATACTGTCCGAGACTTAGAATGGTTAAGAAAAGACTTAGCAAAATTGCAATAAAAAGGGAGCTACTCAATGATGAATAACTCCCAATTTTTTGAATTATCTGTGGTACAAACGGTGTGGTACAAACCCGGTACAAACCTGGTACAAACAACCCCATTTTAACCACTTTTTACTACTCTGTTTGGACACGATAAATGCATATTTTAAGCCATTTATTAGAATTTACCAGCTTTAGCAGCTTCCTCGATGGAAACAAAGAATGCCGTATTTAAAGGGAATATTGACGGTATGGTACAAATAAATGACAAACATACTGCTATTATTCCCTTTCATTTACTATTTATCGACCAAATATTTTTGCAAGTCGTCTCTGGCTTCTTTCATGGTCTCTATCCCATTGCCAGTGATTTCATGATTAATGATTACCAGTAGACATTTCAGAATCATGTGGTTGGATTCTTCATGCTCTTTAAGACGCTTATTATCATTATCAAGAAGTTCACTATGTCTGGCGACTGTTTTTTTCAAATCATCATTTGGCTTACGGATTTCCTTGATAATTTTAATTACACTCCATAGACCAGCAATCAATGTACAAAGCCACATAAGCTGACCTGATGTAATAGCGAACTCAGTCATTGAGATCCTCCTTAGAATCATCGGAATTACCTTCTACAAATGATTTGAACGCCTGATGAAAGCCTGTAGAAGCTAATCCCATTAAAGCCCCATACACGACATTTTCAATGGTCCAACCGCTGACAAAGCCATTCAGCACAGCCCCAATTACTGCTAAAATAGCCGGAATATCATCGTTTGGAATTTTGTTAAGAAATGTGGTATGTTTGATTATGTACCCTACAATAAGGCACGCCACCACTACCACTACTACAAAATATTTTGTTAATGCTGTAAAATCCATAATTATTCCTCCTTAATATTAAGAATAGATTCTATTTTAGACAGACGCTCTTCCTGTCTATCCAATTGTTCTTTTTGTAACTGAATCAATTTAAGCATTGCCGGAACAAGTTTTTTGGGGTCCCAATCAGCTACTCTTTTTTTCTCGTCATAACGAACTGCTTCTGGAAAATACTTTTCAACAAGTTCAGCATAGAAACCCGGTATAATACGTTCACAATCTTGATCCCCCTCTCGAAGATAACCTGGTTTGTATTTAAAGTAAACCGGACGCAAATTATAAAGTTTTTCTACATCCTGTTCGCCCATGAAGGAGTTGTGGATTTTAAAACGTTTTGAAGATCCGGACTTCTTAACTACAAAACAGCCTCCGTTCATAGTAGCTGCAGTCAAAACAAGATCCGTCCCAGATCCGCTCGATATGCCTTTGAATTGAACAGCTGCTGCTGCTGTTAGTTTTTTTTTAAAATATGCATTATTGGCATAATTATATGAATAAACTGTATTTGCATATATGTTATTTCCAGATAAAGCAGCATAATTCCTTGATTTTCCTGCTTCTGCAAACAGATTATCTATTCTAGTTTTTATGATACCTTTTTTTGCGTTAAGTTCTGTGTAGTATTCAGCAGATGGTGTAATTAAACCGTCTGTGGCGTTGCTGTCAGAATCTGAATCAAAATCACTAGCGTTTGCGTATAATTTCCCATTAATTCTGTCAGCAGTCCAACCGCAAAAAATACCACTATCAATATAACTGGCTTTCAAGTAGATTTTTCCGTCGCTTCCTTTATACATGAAGTCGGTATTCTGTTGCAACAAAAGCGCCCATATCTCAGCAGATGATAAATTAGAACCATCTTTACCATACGAACCTATAATGTGAGGAGTGGTAGTTTCGGTACTTCCATCAGTGTATGTGGTTTTTTGATATGTCCACAGATATCTTGAATTAGAGCTCGGTGCTGTGAAAGTTTCACTCCAACCTGAGGTGTATGTATAGATTCCATACGTACTATTGTTAGCTTGATAAAAGGTTTGTATTTTAGAAATACCTTTTCCATCTTTACCATTTGTGCCATTGGTACCATCCTTACCATCATCACCTTTGATTTTAGCCCAAATATAAGAACCCACAGATGTCGGGTCAGAGACATTGTAGTCAGTACAAGTCCCGATATACGCCCCAACAGTTTCGCCGCTATTTGAAGTAAATGTCTTTCCTCCATCATTGGAATACTTAACGTGGAAATATGTAGTCTTACCATTTACACCATTAGTACCGGGTGTACCATTGGTTCCATCAAGGACTTCCTGAGTATGAGTTCCATTCTCGTCAACTATCGTGATTGTTGTTTTTCCATCCTTTTTCGTAACGGATACCGTTGGAGAAATTCCATCTTTACCATCATCACCTTTGATTTTTACCCAAGTATAATCTTCTACTGAATCGGAATCTTCTTTCACAAAATCAGTATATGTTCCGAAGTAATCGCCGACATCTTCTCCATTATTCGAAGTGAATGTTTTACCACCATCGTTTGAATATTTTAAATGAAAATACGTAGTCTGTCCGTTTGTTCCGTTTGCTCCTGGTGTACCATTAGTACCGTCAAGAATTTTTTGGGTGTAAGTATGTGATTCATCTTTTGTAACAATCGTTACGACACCGTTTTCCTTAGTGACAGTAATTGTAGGAGACACCCCGTCTTTTCCTTCAATCTTAACCCAAGTGTAATCAGACACAATATTCGAATCTGCTTTTATATGGTCAGTATAAGTTCCAATATATGCTCCAGCTTTTTCACCAGCATTATCGGTAAACGTCATTCCTCCATCGTCAGAATATTTAACATGAAAATAAGAAGTTTTACCGTCTTCTCCTTTCGGACCTGGTGTACCATTTACACCGTCAAGGACTTCCTGTGTATGAGTTCCGGTTTTATCGGTAATGGAAATTATCGTCTTGCCGTCCTTCTTTTCAACCGATACGACTGGCGATACCGCATTTTCTCCATCTTTACCATATCTTTGTTTGCATACAGTAAATCTCCTTTTAACTGTGGAATCATTGTATAAAGCAGTAAACTCGATATAACAATTATCCTCGGTTAAACCTGTTACAGTATATGTGAAAGTCTCAGCATCCCATTCTCCGATAACACCTTTTCTTAAAGTTGGCTGAATCGTAGCTTCTGCGGTGACATCATTATTTCCAGACATAATGGTTATGGTTGTCTGGCAATTCGGAAAGTTACCAACCACGTTACCATCTGAATCTGTAGCAATCCCCTGATATTCATTACTAAGCAGCATAAACACAGTGGATGCATCGGAAATTAATCCATTGATGGTCTCAGCAACATCTTTGTCACCAAGCATAAATGCGTTTGGATCAATGTAAACGTCACCAGTATTTTCATCGATCTTGAAAGTTTCTTTTCCGCTGTTATTAGTAGCTGTAAATCCTCTTGTATTAATCCATTTTGACTGAATACCGATAGCATAGAGAATATTCAGAACGGCATCTCCATTACTATCAAACCCCGCTGTCCATGTTTGTCCGCCATCAACCGACAAAAAGAACCCTTCAATACCTGTCTTATAGATGATTTTGGATTCGCTAAGATTCGGTCTATCATGTCTATATGCTATGATAGATCCATCTTCAGTTTTCTCTTCTGTATAATAGAACCCAAGAGTGTTAGCAGCAAGCTCGTTCATTTGAGCGAGTTTTACATCATATGCATCTAATGATTGATCTACCGCATCACCTATCTCTTTTTTAGCGTCATCAACATCGCCAAGTCTTGCCGCTGGAGAAGACATGTTTCCGGTAACAACTGCCTCATGCCCTCCAACAACAACCATGACTCTTTCGCCATCTTTGACGTTAACACTTGATGAGCAGGGCGTGAGAAGATCTGAACCGTCCAATTGAACATAGTTTTTATCGCCGTTTACTTTGATTGTTCCGTAGAGAGTAGTGTTTTGAGAAATGTGTCTATCGTCATTTGTCACTTTAGCAAAATCATCTATTATGACTTTTGATAATTCCACACGATCACCTCCATAAGTTCTTTGTAAACACTGCTGTTTCTGTAACTTTGCATCCCGGTTTACATACAATAGATTGTTTTGTTATTTTGGCTTTTACTCCATTTATTCCTGCCCTTGAATAATTTAATCGAACACAATCGCCAAGTCTCACGGGACAATAACCATGAGCAAAAGTTACAGTGTACTCAATTGATGACAATTGAATAAGAAGATTCTTCGCGTAAATCTCTATCTGACCTTCTGTTGGTTCGCCGGCAAATTCAGGATTGGTGACTCTGTGCGTTATTTCTCGTCCTCTATTTACTGTTGATACAGGACTATTTGGATTGTCATTTACGACCCTTGTATAATAATTTTCTGTAGCACCTGAATATGAAACCTCAACGACATTCGGGATTCCATACATATCCCTATTTGTGCTAAGATCTGGATAAAGAATGGAACTATTATCGTCATTAAATTCCCATACCGGTTGTAAGCAATCGACGTCCTGATTAGGCATAAAAATAACACGACCTAATTCATCAAGACCAAAATGGTATTTAGCATTCGCCATCAGGTCATTGATGAATGTAAGCCATGTATCGTCCGTGTTAGCCACAAAATCAGAATATAATTTTTCATCTATTGATGTTTGAACAACAGGTGCTCTAACTCGTTCTCTGGTGAGTCTGTATGCATAGTCCATAATATTAGAATCTTTCATTATCGAATATCCCAGTGGCGGCAAATTCTCTTTTAGTTCTAATAAAGGTGTATATGCATCGATTGGAACCTTTGTATACTTGCCATCGAACTCTGTTTTCTGAGTCTGAACGAGAAAAGCTCCCATAGGGAACCTTTCTGTAATTCCATTTTGACGAGTAACAAGATAGGGTCTGATATAACATTCCCCAACTGAATCGCTTATATTAAATGTTGCAGAACCGAGCGTTTCAGCCTCCAAATCTCCATCAATTGCACCGTCAAGTATATTGTTGAGTTTCTTTTGGTCACGCCAAGTACCAGGGTCTACAATATAATATTCAAAAGATTGTTCCATTGATTTGGTCCAATCTGGCATATTAAATCCCTCCCTCAACTCTAGTTACTTTTATTGTAACTGGAACTACCCCATTTTGATGCTTTTTACTTACTGACACATTAACATGAGCCCAATAACCGCTTCCGCTTGATTCTCTGACATACACATCTCCTTGATACGCAGCCAATCTTCTCAAAGCATAAAGAGTCTCTACATCTCTACGCGGAACATCAGTATTCCAACTTGCAGTTTGTCCGACCTGAGTCCCATAGTAGCTCACTGGATGTTTTCGACCTATGTATTCGACAAGTGATACATCTGAATCGCTATCGTCTGACACGTCTACATTATATGGTAGCCTCACCATTGAACCAGACCAAGGACGTTCAGCATACGTGTCATTTTCATTTATTTCAGATGTGATATAGTTCTGCCACTGCTCTTCCCACTGGATGATAATTCCAGATTCGTTGATGGGATAGCCCGGCATATCGTAATAACTGATAGCCCCAGTTGATTTAGATTTAGCCACAACACGATATCGTCCGAAATCCAACGCAGGGTGTGGATCAGTAACAAACCGGTTCGATGAATTTTCAAGGTCGGATGCAATTTCAACAAACTCTCCATCAAATTGTCTTCTATATACGGCAAGAGTAACGTCGCTCACAGGATTATTATTTTCATCAAGGCAATATGGTCTGATAAGAAATGAATATGTCTCTGGACTGTATGCCATCTCAGCATTAACCGAATAGGTCATTTCGGTCCACGCTACTGTGAAATCTTCATTTCTCTCTGCCGATAATCCTGAATCCATGGCAACCGAACAGATAACTCGATAACTAACATTATTCTGGAGATCAATGTTCCCAGCATGTAATTCAAGTAACAGTTCTCCGCTAGTGTCATAATATCGTGAAAATATCTCCTGACCTTTAGCGACAACGATCGCCATACCAGTTTCGTCAACCGTATTATATCCTTCCAAAGCCACTACTGATACGTGGTATCCAAGAACTTTCTGAGTGCTCGGACCACCTATTCCTTTAATATAGAAAGGAAATGACGTAATAGTAGAAATATCACTTCCGGAAGAATCTGTCACATTGAGTTGTAACGTGGCGGGCGCATAAATGTTTACAACTCTCTGGACAGACCATTCTCCGTAATTTCCAGTAATTCCCATAGTTCGAACACGCCATTTTAGAGTGGTTCCTTCACTCCATTTTGACGTATCTATCTTCTTACTTTTAGTCTTATCTTTATCATCGCCTGTTGCTGTATTCACAATGGTTTCAGTTGTGATAGTTCCATCGACATTCAACTCAAGTTCCGCCTGCTTCTCCGAAGAGCCATCTGTAGCATTGTGTACCCAATAAAGAACAAGCTCCTCACCAACTATAGCCGTCGTAGTCGATGACCATGTTGTCGGAGCTGTTGGATCTTTACCAAGGGTTATTGATTTGATACTGCTCCAAGGAGAATTTCCTTGATCATTTGTAGCTCTGACTCTGAAGAAATATGTCTGTCCTAACTCAAGACCAGTTACTTCAGCATGACTGATATTCGACGGAACAGTTTGGCTTTTGACTTCATTAGGGTTACTGTCAAAATATCCCTGTCTCGTAGTATATTGAATTTCATACCCCGTACAATTTTTAACACCAGTCCAATCGACCAGTACACCTGTTTCTGAAAAAGCTTCGAGACGAGTAATCTCACCAACTCCAGTCGGAACAGTACCTTCATTTCCGGAATATTCAGACCAGTCGCTATGCTGGTTGCCCTTCCACGCTCGGCATTTAACCTTGTATTTTCCTCCAGCATCAATGGTACAAGTCATTGACGCGGCGTTTTTGTTAACTTTTGTTTTTACAGAATAATATTTAGTTTTATCATCCCGTACAACATACCATTCGATTTGTTCTGTATCAGAATTAACATTAGCAAGTGATGCCGTAAGTTTATATTTATTACTAATTGTGACTGACGGAGCCGACGGAACAGTTGGTGGATTATTTTTGAAACTATATTCTCTTAAAGTTGTCCACTTGGCTGTCCAATATGCTGCAGTATAATTTCCAATCTTACGACTGTCGGCTATAGGAAGTATTTTTACTTTTACTTTTGTCGCATTGGATGGTGCGTTATATGAAGAATATTTATTTGTTATTCTGGCATCGCTTCCAACAAAGGATGTTCCTTGCCCGGTAAAATAATACCAAACAACACGAAATTCTTTTGTGTGTAGCTGATTCCACGTCCATTTTATAAATACGTTTCGAGTTGTACCTTTCTCAAGCCCAAATTCAGTGATTTGAACTTGGGCGCTGAGATTGGTTGTATATTCAGAGCCATCAGTAAAAACATCATTTAGTGAAGATGAACCAGATGTGCCGTCTGAAAACTGAGACATGACTATCTCCTCCTCTCTATCTTAGCTGCTCTTACCAATGTTTCGATAGCTTCTGAAACAGCACTTCCATTATCATAAGTAATTCCAGAAATGTTATTATAAGTATTTCCAGCATTACCGATGCTCTTTTTGAGCCCATTAATAGCATTCACCACATCTTCATTATTTCCATTTTGACGATTGCCCATCATTCCGGAAATAGCTCGGATGTTTGTCATTGGTGTTACTGACGGATTATTGAACATACTTGTGATTCTGGCAGCTCCGGTTTGAATATCGGTTAAATCAATTACCGGCGTGATTACAGGAGCTACATCAACTGTGGAATCAAATATATCTTCAGCTGACTGCATAGCTTCGGATACGGAGTCCACTATGCCAGTACCAAGTTTCTTACCCGTACTGAATACTTTTGTGGCAATATCACGACAGCCATTTATCATGCCTTCACCAAGCCAAATACCGGATTGATATGTAGCTTTGGATGGTGAATGTGATTGCTGACCGGCACGCTCGCCTCTGACCGCAGCTTGTCCTAAAGCAAAGCCAGCGTTATAAGCCGACTGTTGCATTGATAACACACCGTAGACTAAACCTAAACCGAGATTTCTTCCGTTATTATTCATATAAGAATACGCCGGATTAAGAGCTCCGTTTGCAGATGCTATAGCAACCTGAGAAGCAATATTCTTAACATGTTCTTTCTGAGCCGCCATTCCAACGGCAAGCATACTGATCAACGCCACGCCCGTTTTCTTGAAGTTTTCGTTTCTATTGGTGATTGTTTTCTGCACATCGTTAACTATATTGCTCATTGCTGATATAGCTTTAGACCTTCTCATGGTCATTCCGCTGCTCAATGCCTCGACAATACTTAAACCATTCGTCGAAAATGTTTTAGCCGATTCGTTTAGCGTATTCTTAATACTACCGAGTTCAACTTTGCCAAGTTTACTCACAGCATCTTTAAAACTCGTGATGCCGGTCGTATTAATATCTTTCAGACTTGAAATGAATGTTTTTAATCTGAATCCTATCGAAATAGAATTGGATATGCTATCAATATTGGTATTAGATACATCATCACTGTAATCTTTTATCGTTTCACCGATATCCTCGAAATCCTTGAACGTCTTAATTCCGCTTTCGATATTGGATGAGTTGCCGTATATACTATTGGCCAGTGATACCATTCGTTTAGCTTGAGATACTGATGCGCTAACTTTAGTAAAGTCTATGTCTGCAACATTAGCATTGTAAACAAGCAACCCCTGACCAAAGGCACTGATATCACTACCAAAATCATCAAGCTGCATAACTCCGTCGAACCATTCGTCTTTCGGTAATGCTTTCTGCAGTTCGGTCATCATAGTGCCTATGTTTTTAGCATTGGATACAGCTTCTGTATCAATTGCGTTTTCACCCGTAATAGCTTTAGACATAGCACTTATAGCTTCGCCGAATTTATGTGCCTGCTCTCCAAATTTTCCGAGAT